CAATTATACAAAGTGGTGGAAGCGCGCAAAGCAGCTTTACAATAACACAGACCACTCCAACACTACAATTAAATGACGCAGTGTATGTTGCTGCAGATGAAACTTTCGTTCCTGCTATTGCAACAACACCATTGAGTGCAGATGTGATTGGTATCGTAACCGGTAAATCAGGAAACGATTACACTATTACTGTAAACGGTCTATTTGTACCGCCTTATTCACTTGAACCAGGATTCATTTACTTCTTAAGTGATACAGTTGCAGGTAGCGCGACGTTAGTTGAACCAGTTCAAGTTGGATATGTTTCTAAGCCACTCTTTACTGCTATTAATTCTGTAAGTGCAGTATTTACTAATATGCGCGGCATAGTGGTTGGGTAAGTATATTAATAGTGGCGTTGATTACCTGGCATATAAGACTCTATTAAAATATTCTTCAAAAGTTAGCAATGCAAAATTTTCATTTTGCATTGCGTATGCGGTGATATTTTTAGGGTTAATAAGAACATCGATTTATTTGAAAATTAGCAAATGTTAGTGCATCGGCAACAGAATAATGCAATTTTGCTGCAAAAGTGCAAAATTAAAATAAATACTTGTAAATTATGACCAGCAAGGATCTGCAGTTAATTAACGAAAAGTATCATCAAATATATGCGCAAAATCATGCGCAGCAAATATTGAATGAAGGCTCACGCCGTGATTTTCTTAAACAAGCAGTAGGAACTGCTGCATCTTTAATAACTAATCCTGTTGCAAAGGCTGCTGATGTAGCTAAAAAAGTTGTTTATGACTTAACTGAAGATGTTTCTGTTACAAACATTCAACAAATTCTTTGGAGATCTGGCATTGTGCAGGGCTTTGGCGATGCTGCAGAGCAAAAACTAAATGCACTATCAAACAAGTTGCATCATGATTTTTTAAATGGCAAAATTAACAAGCAAATTTTAGAAATGTTGATTGCATGTAGTGGAACTTATGCACCGTACATCGAACAAATTCAAAAACCAATTGTTGATGCATGCGTAGAAACAGCTAAAAAAAGCAATCTTGATCCAAGAGCATTTACTGATGAACATGATTATGAAGATGAGCATGGTTATGAAGATGAAGATGCATCTTTGAATGATGCAGTAGATGGCGCTGCACATCGTGTGCATTATTATGACCCAACAGGTGAATTGATGGACTCTTTTTTTAAGAAAAAAAAATTTCGCAGCCTTGCGCGACCGCACATCAAAGATATTTTTGATTTGATTTTGCCTGGTGATATTACTATCAATGGCAAAGTCGTTGTTACTGCTGAAAAGGCCATGGAAAAAGGAATTTTTAAGCCAGCAGAACATGTGGTAAAAACAATAAAACAAGACGCAAAAGATTTATTTAAAGCTTTGTTTTGGGATTTATATGATGAAAATCTTGGAATGTCTAAAGTTGCAAGAAGGCAATATAAAAAAGAATTGCAGCAAAAGCAAGCAAAAACAAAAACAAAAGATAAACAAGCAAAAACAAAAACAAAAGATAAACAAGCAAAAGCAAAAACAAAAGATAATATAGAGTATTCTCCTGCTGATTATTTAGGTGGTGCACCTGCGGGGGGCTCTGAACAACACGGCTACAAGCTTGCTGTTGATAATGTTAATATACATACACTGTACTTGCAAGTAATTAATGAAGGTACACAAATGGCTAAACAGCTTGTAGCTAATGGTAAATTATCGAAAGAAGATTTTAATAGACTCAAAGCCGTTGATCCAACAAAAGAAAAATTCAAATATGTTGATTGGATGGCAGCGCAATGGATTAAACAGCCCCAGCCTAATTTACAAGCATTAACGAATGCAGTCAAAGAATTTGACAATTTAAGCAAAACCAACAGATTTGAGGGAGCAGCCAAAAACATTCAATTATATAAGTCATTAGAAGAATTAACAACTGCAATTGATGAATTAAAACAAAATAACGAAACAACATCCACTAAGCAACTAAAAGGAGATTATGATGTAGAGGTGAATAATGATGATATTATAGTTGTTGCTCCAAGAACACATGCCGCATCAAGAAAGCTGGGATTATCAGAATTTAGATACAGAGTGAATCCTGCGACTGGCAAGCTAGTAGATTCAAATTGGTGCATAACATTTAACAACGATCAGCATTGGAATGAATATGTTTATGGTGAATATTATTCATTTTATTTTATACGCATAAAATCTGACAGATTAAAACAACTTTTATATAAACACGAAAAGTTCAACAGTAATCAATATTTGATAGTAGCAGTTGTTGTTGGGCCTGAAGATGGTAATCAATATGCCAAAGGGTTATCTGGTGTGACAGCTACCGACAAAACTATGCCTCAACAAGATTTTTCTGAATATTTAAAAATTATTGAACCGTTTTTAGATGGTAAAACCACAAAAGATATATTTGTAGATAAAAAAATATATCTAGAACGCAACAAACAGCTTGGAATAAAATCACAGCAAAATTTAAAGGATTGGTTAGAAGGTAGGTATGAAGGTGAAATATTAGATTTAAGAAGCGCACCATTTACTACATTACCAAATAATATACGCTCTATAGACAGGGAAGTGGATCTAAGCGGTTCAAACATTAGTTCGTTGCAAAATATCGTTGAAGTGAATGGTAAATTAAATTTACAAAATTCAAAAATTGCCGCTTTAAATCCAGATAAATTAACAGTACATGGCATATTTCAATTACAATATTGCAAAAATATTACAACCTTGCCACGAACCTTAAAGTGCAAGAGTTTAAACATTACAGGATCTGGAATAACATCATTACCAGATTATTTATATATAGATATTGTACTGAATATACAAGATACATCAATAAAAACTATTCCTCAAGGTCTTAAAGTTACCTATGGTTACTTCAAGGGATCTCAAATTGAAACAATTCCTAGAGACTTTAAGTGTGAGCGCATCGATGTAAGAGATACACCTTTTGCTAGAAAATATTCATTACAGCAAATGAAAGAAATGTTGCCTAATGTACAGAGAATTAAAATATAATTAAGTTGCGAGAGTGTGTATTTTGTAAGTACAGTATTTACTAATATGCGCGGCTTAGTAGTTGGGTAAATAAATAACTAGGATGAGAGATCCTGGATCATATAATATACCACAAACATATCTCTATACAAATGTAAGTGGTAATAGTGCTAATTGGAATAGTACTTATACTACTGTCGAGTCAAATAGTGCAACGTGGAGCGCGGGAAGTATACCACAAAATCTTTCATTTGATGAAGACTCTAACACCCTTTCTATAAGCTACGGAAACACAGTTAGCCTATCTGCATTGAGTAGTAGTAATAGTGGAGATGTATTTGTAAATACTCTTGTTCGATCAAACAGTGCTAATTGGGATAGTGTATATACAAATGTTAACTCTAGTAGTGGTGATTGGAATTATCAAGGAAGTGATATAAAAGCATTAACTGCGAACTGGGAGAGTACATACACGATAATTAACAGCAGTAGTGCTAATTGGAACGATGTTTACACAACAGTTTATGATACAAGTGGATCGTGGAACTATCAAGGCTCTGATGTAAAATCTCTTACTGCTAATTGGGATAATACATATACAACTGTTAACACAAACAGTGCTGCGTGGGGCGCGGGAGGTACACCACAGAATCTTTCATTTGATGAAAGTTCAAGTTTGCTTTCTATAAGCGATGGAAACACTGTTAGTTTATCTGCATTAAGTGGTAATGGACCTGCTGTTTTTGGTGACTATTTACCACTTTCGGGCGGCACATTGACTGGTGATTTAGAAATTCAAGGCGATATTACTGCTATTGATTCAATACAATTTACTTTGACAGCAGGTGTAGCTTCAGAACCAGGACTGTTGACATGGAATGCTGAAGAATCCACACTCAATTTAGGTATTAATGATAGCGTTACTTTGCAACTTGGTCAAGAGACATTGATTCAAGTTAAAAATACATCAGGTGAAATAATATATAATGGAATGCCAGTTTATGCTTCTGGTGCATCGGGAGGAGGCTCTGGTAACATTACTGTTAGTGCATATAGAGCAGGTGTAAATGATGTTAATGAGTTATATTTCTTAGGTGTTGCTACGCAAGATTTAGCTGATAATGATTTTGGCTTTATCACAACATTTGGTAAGGTTCGTGATGTTGTAGCGAGTCAAGTACAAGCAACAGATGATGTAGGTGCATTGAGTGCGTGGCCAATTGGTACTATCTTGTACCCAAGTGCTACACAAGCAGGAAAATTTACATCTACACCACCAATAGCACCAAACAAAGATATACCAGCAGCAATGGTAATATCTGTAAATGGTAATAAACGTGGTTTCTTTGTTAGAGCTGAACATGGATATCATCTTGACGAATTGCATGATGTTGCAAATATAACACCTGAAAACGACAATGTTCTAACATTTAATTCTTTATCAGGTGTGTGGTATCCAAAGGCTCTTGAAACAAATTACTTACCTCTATCAGGAGGTACACTAACAGGAACACTTTCAACGACCGGAGAGGTTTACAGTCAGTCTGGCAATTCACAACAATGGAATTCAACATACACGAATGTTCAAACCAATAGCAGTAGTTGGAGTAGTGTATATTCATCTTTTAATACACAAAGTGCTGATAATACATCAGTTTATTCTACAGTTCAATCTAATTCTGCTGATACTTGGAATTATCAAGGTACAGATGTAAAATCATTAACATCTAATTGGGAGAGTACATATACTACTGTTAACACAAGTAGTGCTCAGTGGGCAATTGATACATCAGTCGATACACAATTAAGATCACTAACCTCTAATTGGGAGAACACTTATACATATTTTAGCGTACAAAGTGGTGACAATGCATCAGTTTACTCTACTGTTCAATCCAATAGTGCTAACTGGGATAGTACATATACAGAGTATTTAACACAGAGTGCTAATTATTATTCTACATATACAACAGTTTATGATACAAGTGGATCGTGGAATTATCAAGGAAGCGATATAAAATCATTAACCGCGAATTGGGAGAACACTTATACAACAGTTTATGATACAAGTGGATCATGGAATTATCAAGGCTCTGACGTAAAATCATTAACCGCGAATTGGGAGAACACTTATACTGATTTCTCGGCTCAAAGCGCTAATAACACATCAGTATACACAACTGTTAATTCTAATAGTGCAACGTGGAGTGCTGGGGGAGGGTCTGGAGCAGATACTGCGGTAAGAGAACTGACAGCAAATTGGGAAAGCACATATACAACAGTCCAATCAGAAAGTGGTAACTGGGGCACAGGTGGTTCTCCTCAAACACTATCTTTCAACGACTCAAATGGAGTTTTATCTATTTCTAATGGTAATACTGTCAGTTTGTCCGCTCTAAGCTCAACACCCGTTGGATTATATAGAGATATATGGATTGGTGCAGGTGCAATGGTTCCAAGAACTACCAATGGTGCTGATCCTCAAACAGTAGAATTTGCTACAAATGGTGTAAATTTAGATGTTTTTGACTTTGATGCGGCGACAGAGGAAGGTGTTAATTTTTCTTTGGCAATGCCTGATGAGTGGGATTTAGGAACAATAATGGTAAAATTTTATTGGACTGCTGCTAGTGGATCAGGATCTGTTGTATTTGGTATTAGAGCTAAAGCAAATTCTGATGATGATGCTATAGACTCTGCATATGGAACAGAACAGTTAGTAACAGACACTCTTATAACAGCGGACGATTCGCACATTTCATCTGCTTCGTCTGCATTGACAGTTGGTGGAACTCCTGCTCTTGGAGATTTAATAATTTTTGAAGTAACAAGAGAAGTAGGGGATGCAAGCGACACTCTTGGTGTTGATGCAAGATTGATTGGCGTATCTATACAATATAAAGAACTAAATACTAATCCAGTAATATGGTAATACTTCCAAATAGAAGAAAATCTTTTAGAGCTTCATCTACAGTTGAAGAAGAACCGGGAGATCCGTATTTCGATAACGTGGTCTTATTGCTGCATAATGACGAATCTAGCTTCTTAGATTCGTCTAGTTCTCCCGCAACAGTCACAGTCAATTCTGCAACATTTGATTCTAGCGTCAAAAAATGGGGAGCAGGCTCTCAATCAGCAAGAGCGAATAATAATATGCTCACTGTAACAGACGATGGAAGATTTGGTGTTACAACTGAGGATTGGACAGTGGAGTTATGGGTAGCTCCAGATTCAAGCAGCGGTTTTATCAATGGTCGAACGATTTTTTTATCGCAGTTTTTAAGAATAGGGGCTAGTGGAACGGATGATGTTCGGATTCAGATTTCTTTCAACGGTTTTGCAACAAGTACGGTTATAGGCACATCAGCTATAAACATGACGCTAGGCACATTTTATTATGTGTCAGTAACTCGATCTGGCTCTAACTTCGAGTTCAGAATCAATGGCTCTCTTATTTCTTCGGCAACAATTGCCACTGCTCACGATGGTAGCGTTAGAGATGTAAATATAGGCGGAATCTATGGAAACATTAATTACTCACGCTCTTGGATTGATGATGTTCGTGTAACTGTGGGCGTAGCTAGGGATTGTACGACTGTTCCAACGGCAGCATTCCCGAACTTCCGTGCCAACACATCTTTGCTCGTCCATGCTGATGACGCCGACGGTGCTACTTCCATTGTGGATTCCAGTTTTTGGAACCACACCATCACGGCGAATGGTAATGCAAAAATTCGCAACAAACCAAATTTTCCGACATCACTTTACCTTGATAATGGAGGCTCACTACAAATTCCTCATTCTTCGGAGTTTGATTTTGGAACTGGGGATTTTACCATTGAGTTTTGGTATGCTTTCCAGACTTTTCAATCAAACCAGACTATTTATGACAAGGGCTACGTAGGTGCGGGCGGAATAGTGATACAAAGCTACAGCGCCACTTCTCAATTTCGGACATACCTGAATGGAACCATGGTGGTGGCAACATGGACAAATCCAACGAACAATGATTTGTGCCATCACGTCGTGACAAGAAAAGGAGAGACTGTCCTGATGTACAGGGACGGTCAATTAGTCGGGTCAGGGACATCGTCGGCATCACTCAGTAACTCAGATGATCTCTACATCGGAAAATACGGAGCAGCAAATTTGTATCCCGTTGTAGGACTTGTCGATGACGTGAGGATCACCAAGAATGTCGCAAGATACACTTCATCGCATCCACCTGAAACCGAAACGTTGCCAGAAGATTCTGGTGATCCTTATTGGGACGATACAGTTCTTTTGCTGAAAATGGAGGGGGAAGACGGAGAATCCACTTTTACGGACTCATCGTCATTTGGTCATGTAGTAAGCACATCTGGCACACCACAAACCTCAACAGATCAAGCTAAATTTGGAAACACCTCTTTGTCTGTAAATGGCTCTTCTTATTTGAGCATCGCAGACGATCCAGATTTGGAACTTGGTAATGGAGATTTTACTATAGAGTGCTGGTGCTACTCCACAAGCTCAAATTCGAGAACAATACTCTCCAGATGGACGAGTGGAAGTCTTAGCTGGTTTTTGGGGATTGGTCCCAGTTTAGGATTTTATTACAACACTGGGTCAGCCATATATGCCATTCCCCTTACCACATGGCCAAAACTCAACGAATGGTTCAAAATCGCAGTCGTGCGGCAGGGCGCTTGGGTCGCTATGTTTATTGACGGTGAGATAGTCTCGAAACCCTATTACATGGGTACGGCGATCATAAACAACGGCACAGGACCTATTACTATAGGTGATGATGCTAATTCTAATGCAGGATTTTACGGGTACATTGACGAAGTTCGCATTACTAAAGCGGCTCGTTATAATTTTGCTACATACGATATTCCTGCAACCAGACATCCTGTCGGGGTATCTGATCCAGAATGGTCAAACACCGCACTTCTGATTCAAGCAACAGGAGATGAAGGAGACACCGAAATAGTAGATAGCTCTTCGCACTCTCATACTGTCACGGAAGACGGAAGTCTCCGCATCATTCGAAACCACAAGTTTGATGGTGCGATGCAGTTTGATTCTGTGAACGGGAATTTTTCAATTCCAGACTCTCCAGCTTTTGATGTTGCGGACGAAGATTTCACTTTGGAGTTTTTCTTTCGCCCAGTTCATGTTCTGAGTGTTCAGGTTTTGTGTGTACAAAGAAACTCAAATGCTGAGTATTCCCCGTTTCTGATTTTCCTTAATGGGTCGGTACTTTACACTTACTTTTCCGTTACTGGATCAGCATGGCTCTCTCCCATTTCTATTGGAGGATTCACAGCTAACACAGAACATCACTATGCCCTAGTTCGTAGCGGTAGTTCTTTAAAAGTTTATATCGACGGTGTACAGACTGGCGTCACAATCACAACGTCTGACCCTCTGTATAACGCAAGCTCTCCTGTCTACATCGGGTCCGACAACGGTTATGGTCGGTTCGGTGGCTACATGGATGAGATTCGACTTGTAAAAGGAGTAGCTGTTTACACTGAAGATTTTACACCTCCTGAATCGCCATTTGCAAAGGTAGAGATAGAGACAGATCCTTATTTTGGCGATGTGGTGTTGCTGCTCCATTGTGATGGAGACGATGAATCCACAACGTTTATTGATTCAAGCAGTTCTAGCCACACGATTACAGCTTACGGGGCCGAAGTAGATACCGCCGACAAAAAGTTCGGGACTGGCTCGGCTTTGCTTAATGGCGGCACAGATCGACTTCAAATCACTGATTCAACCGATTTCGATATTGGACTGAGTGCCGAACCTTGGACATTTGAATGCTGGTTAAACCCTGCCAACATGTCTGGGCAGAAAGTTTTGTTTTCGAGGGGAGGGGGAACCAGCGGATGGAATGCGGTCAACGGCTGGATGTATGCATTTTTTCTTTTTAACGGTACCTTGTATTTTCAATACTGGAACGGCTCCACGTTCAGTTCTGGCTCTGCCTCCAGCGGTATGTCTGCGGGTACTTGGTATTATGTGGCTCTCGTCAGTGATGGCGCAAGCATCAAATGTTACATTGATGGCTCGCTGAAGTTTACCATTAATGCTGCGACCATTGTGAAACCGTCTGCGACGAATTTGACTGCGGTCGGTGGCGCTGCGAATGCCCAAGCTAACTCATCCGTCAACGGGCAGATGGATGATATACGGTTAACTAAAGGCATTGCTCGCGATGTAACCGCTGTTCCTACATCACCATTTCTCAATTATTAATTTTTATAAATAAATCTATGACCATATTAACATTCAATGAACTCGTTCGAAAAGAAAATGATCAAGCTGTAATAGACAAACTTCTTAGAAAGGGATGGTCTGTGAGAGAAGATCCTCCAAAAGTCGAGCATCCACCTATTCCAGACTACGATCCAGATACCCAAACTGTGATTTATGACATGGAGACAAATACATATCAGATCGAAGATTTACCACAAGAAACGATAGATGAAATTGCTGCTCAAAAAGCTGAAAAAGCTAAAATCGACAATTTTAATTCGAAAATAAACGAAGGCTTCTTGGTGGAACCAGAAAACTTCGTTTTAAAACTAGAAGATGCAGACCGATTTGCGTTTACCCAAATGCTTGCTCTAGTCAAAGAAGCTTTGGACTTGGGGTTGATAGACAACACTACAATTCAGACTATTGCAGACAAAGATGGCGCGATACATGAAATTGCTACTTTGAGATTCAGACAAATTATGGTTCAATATGGAATGTATTACAAATCTTTGTGGGATTCTTTAAATTAAAATGACAGATACAATATTAAAAATACTATCTCTGATAATGCAAAAGTATGGACTCTGGGCAGTTACTGCTCTGCTATTGCTTGCTGCTTGTGCTTTTATGTATGTTGATTTGAGAGAGGCAAGAAAAGAAAATCACGATCTTCAGTTACAACAATTATACTGGATGCAGTCCACTAATTTTACATTGAATCAAATGCTTGAAGAACAGAAAAAAGCATTTACTATGACGCCATACCGACAAAATTAATTGCAAGCATAGTGTCTGTATCTTCTTTATCTGTAAAGCACTGTGATACATCAACTATATATTGATTAGCAACAGCAATTTTACCGTGTGTCCACGCAGGCATTGTCTGTGTATTTTCTAGTGATTTTAATATTTCTTCTGCACGAGCAATAATTGATTTTAATCCGCCGCGCGCTATATCAATTTCATCTTGTTCATGATCTTCATCGACTTCTTCACAATTCTCATCTGGAACAGGTGATGTACTAAGCGGCATGCCTGACTCTTGATCAGCTTTCATTGTTATAGAATCTTGACTAACATAATTCTCCCAAATTTTTTCTAGTTCACCTGAATACTTCATATGTTTATTTATTCGACAACATCTTCAATTCCGCATATTGCACTTGCATCAATAGATCCATAGATATCACCATACGGTGGCGCATATTGGTTGGATATTGGACCAAATAGACCTAAGCCATCAGCAAGTGCATTAGCTAGCAAAATATGCATTGTGCCAGTATTGCTTGTCCATAGTGTGTGGCTTGATAGAGTACGAATTAATGTATTGTTGTTATCAGACCAGTTTATAATCCCGTCCAAATATTCCTCTTGTCTATTATCTAAATATTCGTAAAATTTATAATATTGATCAAAGTAAATTGGGTCAAAATTGTTTGGCAATACTAACCCCCATCCCCAATAATCATTATATGCACTTAGTGGGTATGTGAGGTTTTCGCTATCAATAAAATTAATATTTGCTGAACTTAATATATCAGTATTAATTAATTTGTAGGTATCGCTAAAACGCTCATATGCTACGATATTACCTGCACTGCTACCAGCTGTAAGTATCGTAGTTAATACATCAAGCTCATCACCCTTATTAATGCCATATATATTACTGTGTATATATCCTTTTGAGTCAAAGCTGAGATTAAACTCGTTTTGTTTACCCCAAAGTTTGCTCTGCTTTATACTCAATATATCCATTAAGCGTGCTAAATCTGCAGGAACAGAGAAATTATAACGCTCAAATTGCTTTGAAAATGCTTGTAGTAATTGAATATGGCTATATAATGCTTGTATATTACAGCTGTCAATATTTTGTGTATTGTCGACAAAATTATTAATTTTTGATTGTATTCGCTTGCCGATAGAATCGGTTGAAGCAGATACATTTCCTACTATTGTGCCAAGAAAGTCATCAAAGAATATATCTTTTGTTAAAAGATTTTCTTGAAATCTATAACTCTTGTATGTATTAGCCCAGTCAAAATTCTCTCCAATTTTTGCAATATCATTATCATTACGCAATACAGAAAACTCATTTGAAACTGCAGACAATGTTTGCTCTCCAAAGACAGAGCTTACAGCAGCCACAACAGATAATCTCACACCAGTCTGTGGTACACTAAATGAACAGTACCCTTTATATATGCCCACATCTTCATTTGTAAAAATTTCAAAATTATTTACAAAGGCTGCGGAAATTACTGTCGAAGTAGATGAGTCAATAGCGCTTAATTGTATTGTGTTCGCAGAAAGAGTTCCTATATTACACAGGCGTTTAAGATTAAAACAAAACTTACATGGTGCATCATATTCATCTATTATATTAACAACAAACGGAATGCGTGTATTAACAAACTGTATAGGATTAATTTGCATACTACTTAATCCAGTACTTGTTATACTTAAACCGGCTGGTGGTGATGCCGTTGTTGTGCAGTAAAAAGTTTGTGCATTTGTTGAATGTACAGAGCGTTGTGAATCTAAATATTCAATGTCTATATTGTCATTATCATAAAAGTGTGCGTTGTTAAAAAAAGCAAAAATAGCGGTAGGATTTGTTTGAGTAGGTATATCATCTTTAAAAGAACACGTTGCTCTACCAGACGTACCGACAAAAATTGCGCCCTCATCGCTCTCCTGACATAAGTTTATCTCACTATTTGTTAAGCGAGCAAATAAAGTTACGTTGTCTGTTAGAATTTTATCTGCCGCAACAAATTCTTCTAAACCCGTTCTTGTATTATATTGTAATTGAAAAAATTGACTATACTTTGATAAGTGTCCGTATTTTTGCTTATCATACTCTTCTTGTGTAATAAATGGTGCATTATTACCACTAACAGATAATTGAATAGTGTATCCGTTGGCACTAAGTGCGCTGTATGTTTGCCATGAATTATATCTATATACATCAAATACATTTCTCGCTACAACAGATGTATTGAACTTTAAGTTCGTAGCAGACAATACTATGCTATCACTAATATAGTCATATACATTTATGAAGAGGTGTGATGAATTTAAATATGATTTACCTTCACCATCATACAAATACATTGTTACTTTATATCTGCCAGGTAATTTGTAATAGTGTGTTGCAGTTACTGCGGTTGATGTTGTACCGTCTCCAAAATCCCAAGAAATGCGATCGTTAGAATATATAGAATTATCTATACGTGGCCTAAATGTAAAGGGGCTTATTTCTAATGAATAACCAGACGTCGCAACAACGTTTGCGAAGTTTAGAGAATCAAAATATGTATAATCATACTGTACACTCATGAAACTATAATTCTATCATTGAGAGTCTCAAATCCAGCAAAAAATGGAAACTTAAAGTTAGGAAATTTTAAGTTTTGCTGAGTAATAGATATATCTTCCGTATCATAGTACGGATTCCACGATACAAAGCTAAAACCACTAACCTCATATACCGTATCTGCAGTTTGTCTAACTGTAGATACGCTCTCCACGCCCGGTATAGCTAGAACGTTCTTAGTTAATGTTGAAAAATCTAAAGAGCTTCCAAGTGTAATATTACTTATATCAAAAAAGTCTGCAATAGCATTATACACATTTGTTTTTATTTGATTAAGAGATATTCTACTATTTGATGAGCGCTTAATGACCAGGTTTGTATTATCGCGAAAACTAACAGCAGCAGTCTCATCTTGTCCTTTGACAGCTAAATCTAATGCCATATAAACTGGATCGATAATCACCACCTCAATGTTTTGCATTTTTAGATTTTCAAGGCTAGTAACAATCAACTGTTTTAAAGAATCGGATATAGAAAGCGGTATATTATTGCTTACAATAAAGTTGCGCGGTACCACAAATATATAAACATTATTAAAATCACACGAATCAGCAAATCTAATTTGACTAAGTAGAACTCTGCTATCGTCATTAGGACGCTCTATTCCAATATCGTAAAGATATTTAACAACACTGTCTATATATTCAGTATTACTCATAACAGAGATATCATGAATTAGATTAGAAAAATTTCGTCTGACATATATATCAAAGTCGTTTGCTGTTACAGCGCGGTTCTGTGCTGCAAAAACTTTAGGTGCATTGGCACGTATTTCTTCTACTGTTTCTAATGATCGTGGATTGGTCGATCTGTTGTTATTTGTAATAAGGACGTAGTTTAGATTATCTTGCGATATTAATGGAGTTGTTGAATAGACATCACTTGAAATTAGGCGAAACTGTGGCGTTGTAAATCTAACAAATTTCGAATTATTAAATGTAAGTGCGCTTACCACACCTCTTGAACCCGTGCTTTGCAGGTAATATATTGTGATTTGATCTCCTTCATTTAATTTCTTACCCGTAATACCATCGCCAAACTTGAGCTCATATCTACCACCTTCATTCAAACGCTTTTCAAAAACTTTAGAGTTTGAATTTTGATCAAACAAACTCGGAACAACCTTCCACTCACTCCATACCTCCGTATTAACATTTTTAATAAACACAAATATGTTATTATAGTCAATAAATTCATCTGCATTAGTTATAATACTATCCACCGCAATTGTTAATGTTTCAAATTCCTGCCCAAGCGCAGTCTGTAGTGGATATTCTTTAAATTGCCCTTGATATAATAGATTCTGCTGTCCGATCGACTCAAGTGTCTCAGAAGAAGTAGTTGTTTTTTCAAAATATACATCTGATGCTAATGAATACGTTATACCGTTTGATATAACGTATGAAAAACGAGGAATAACATAATTATCAACTGCAAGATTTGATTGCGCTTGTGCAGTAAAAGAGAGTATAGATGTTTGTGATCCGTTAGGATTATAGCCAATTAAATTTACAATTTTATTTAAATTTTCATATAATGTTGCTTGATTAAAATACGCCTCGGACGCTTGATTGTTGAGATAAAATAATGTTACATGGTACGCATAAGCAATTATATCAATTAAAGACGAAAGATTGCTTCCTTCAAAAGCTTGATCAGTAAAAATATTACTTTCTTTTAATCGACTTATAATGAGGCTCTTCATGCTTACAGCATCAAACGCTGCATAAGCATCTTTTGAGAGAGTAAATTCTGTAAAGTTTTCTGCGGACATATTATTTAAAAGACAAGATAACCTTCACTATTCAAATAAAAATTAAGAATATAATCATCTACTTGAAGAAATGGCACGCCTATAACTATATTTATCTCATATTGATTGTTATCGATATCTGGAATAACACTTAAAGATACTATAGTGACTCTTGGTTCAAATTTTTTAATATTAGTTTGTATCTTATCTTTAATAATAGCCGCAGTAGATGTTGTAGTTGGTAAAAACAAATAATCTCTTATATCCATACCAAACTCTGGATTTAAAATTTTATCACCCGGACTAGTTAAAAACAAATTTATAATACTATTACGAATTGCGGCAAGATCATAATCTGCTACAATATCATACTGTTGTGTATTTTTTTGAGCCTCGTTAGTAACTAGATTTTGTGTAGATAAATCTAGCTGTAAATCTGAAAAAACAAATTTTTCTCCTACCTCCTTTTTAGGAAGAACTAAGTTTACATTTGACATATTAGTATTTATTCACTTTTCTGAATAAATAATATCAATGAATAGCGCATTTAATACTTTACTAGAAAATACACTCTCAAGATTTCAGCGAGGCGGTTTCTTAGTGGGAGATTATGTTAAGTTTTGTAGCGGATATAGCACAAAAGATAGCTTTAAAGACCTCACAACTTCAATACAAGACGCGGTGAAAGAGGTGGAGAAGATGTCTGAAAATATGAATCTTCGAATTATTAATATCAAAAACAAATATCCTTCCTCACAGCCAGGTAATGAAAATAATACTAATGGATGTGTTAGTGTTGATATTGGTCTTGATTATGGTGGTGGTAGATATCACTGTGCTCTTACCGTACCTGCCGATATATTAGAACGTATCGACTATGGTATTAACTATGCGCCACTGCCTGACGCTATTAGACGTGATAATATGGTAACACTTAAACCAGAGCCACTCAAAAGTGTTTCTGAAGATGAAGAAATGATTATTCAGACTCGCAAAACACAGCAGGGAGGTAAGCTTGCTAAATCTGATACCACTCTATCTAATAAGAATGTGAAGATTCCTAGCGAGACGGCTAAGTATGTCAAGTACTTTAAGAATTAATTCTTAATAGCCTGAGAGATATTGATCATGCAGTGATATGCATTTATCTCTTGATCTACAGCAAATGCGCACCTGTAAACGTGTTCACCTAATATACAAATTAACAATTGCTTGACATTATTATTATAATTCCCCTCATACACACACTGAAGCATATTTTTTAACAAAGCACTATAATTATTAGAAAAATCTTGTTCGTGTGTAATTAAGAATTTTCGTATTTTAACTACATCTTCTGTTTCGAATAGGAGGTGTAATAGTTTTTGAGCTACACTATATTCAGTATCCGTTATCGATGAACTTTCCAGTACGCCATCAACGCAAAATTTTTGCAACGTGTTAATTGTTTTACGTATATCTGGAAAACTAGCACGAACAATAAGCACAAGTTGCTTTTCTTGTTCTTGTGTTTTTAAAGAGATATTCTCTTGCTTTAATATATAAACGCACCGCTCTAGTATGCTAGAGATACTAGTTTTAAATTGAATATTTTGACAGCGACTCTGAAGTGCAGGAATTATTTTGTGTAGGTAATTTGCTGTTAGAATAAAGCGGGTATAGCGTGCGTATTCTTCCATAACATTACGCAGTGCACGTTGTCCTTGCTCAGAGAAACCATCACATTCGTCTAATAAAACAACCTTTATTTTACCGTCTAAGCTCTTCGTCTGTGCAAACGTATTAATTTTACTACGGACAGTCTCGATACCGTTTTCATCAGATGCATTAATGTATAATCTTTGACAATTTAAAATGTCGTCACAGATAATACGAGCTAGACACGTCTTACCTATACCAGAATTGCCTGATAGAAGTATATTGGGTATTTCTTTTGTCTGTGTGTATTGTAGAATTATTTTTCTAGATTCGTCATCAATTACCATTTCTGATAATGTTTTGGGACGATACTTTTCTATCCAAAGCGAATCAAAATTCATAAATTAATTTCCAGAACTACCGAAGCCTCTATCACCTCTCGCAGATGTTACCTGCTCACCTTCTTCGATTACAACTTTGTAATTCTTGTAAATTACAAATTGTGCAATTCGGTCACCACGTGTTACTGCGTAATCTTTATCAGTAAAATTATACAATTTAATGCCGGCATCACCTCTATAACCATTATCGATAATTCCGGGGTGAGGAAGAATACCGTGCTTAAATCCTAAACCGCTTCTCCCCTCTACCCTTACCCAATAACCAGGTGTAATATGAGCGAACTTTAACCCCACACCTACAACAGCAGAACCACGCGCTGGAATCACTTTCGATTCAATACAATAAACATCAAATCCAGTATCAGATTCGTGATTTTTTGTTGGAAGTATAGCTAATGTATCGGTACGTTCAAATTTTATTACTGCATCTATCTTTACCACTTCATTTATATCTTTATTTTCAAATATATTCATATTACAATATATTCTTTCTGTTTAAAACTTCCAGAAAATATATAAATATTATAGATGCAAGATAATACTACAGAAGAGGCTGTAAATAGCATTCTTAGTCAATTAAAGGATGTTAATGTCCCTGAGAAAAAAGCTAAGCAGAATAAAGAAAAGATAGACCCTGAAAAACTAGAGCAATTTATTATAGATAAGTCTAGCGATCTTATTACAAAAAGTCTAGAAGTTTTTGATGAATATAAAGATATATTATCATCCGCGCCATCTGAAGAATCTGCAGAAGCACTCTCCAATTTAATTAATGCTGCTACCTCTGCTATTGAAACTCTTAATAAAGTACTTGCAGTTAATAAGAAAACAAATACCAGTGTTAAATTAAAAACAATGGATATTGAGTCTAAGCAGCTGATAAATCAGCGTGACAACATTACCAAATTGGTGATGACACGATCTCAACTAATGGAATTATTAGAGGAGCCAGAGGAAGAAGCAGTGGATGTTGAGGTAGAAGAGTCAAAAAAAACTTAACTGTCAGTGGTAGTCTGCTTTCCAGTCTCAGGATATCTGTTTCTATTTTCTTCATCATCATACTCATAATTGCTCTCCTTATAGTCGAGGAAATCTTTTATACTCATTTTGTCTGGCTTTGTTGTGGGTACTTTAGGCTTTCCAAATATATTTAGTGTGTGTGTAGCTTTTTCTGAATAAACAGTAGTATGCTGATTTACAGCAACAGCTTTATTCATTTCTTCGTCGAGTGGATTATATGTATACTTATAGTCATATAAGCGAAAACAATCACCAAGAAGATCTTCAATTTGTTTTAATATACTCGCAGCATTTTCAGCTGTTATAAAGTAAGGAAACGTATCAGAGACAAGATATTCTCCGTGAGATGTAAAGCTCATACCTGTTTTCTGCTTTAAAAGGCTGTCTTCAGTAGATATTCTACCGCTGACAATAGAGGAAACACCTGTATTGGTGACCGCTCTAGTTGCATATGACGCAGTAGTTACTAGATTTTGTGCCCCGGTAGATATTTTTGTATACGAGACGTCTGGAACATATCTAGGAGGCGGTATATATTCATTTGTCCATGGTGGCGCAGCGTTTGGTGTATCTGATTGCTGTATTAGTGCCATCATTGCAATTGCATCAGAAATTGACTCAAAATAATTACAGACAAGTTTAAGCGCGAGCAGCAAATTTGAAATTTTACTTGCTAAGGAATCTCCTCCTACCGAGCCACTAGTTGCTGTTCTAAAAGCAAGATCAATTTCCGAAACAATATTATTTTTAAAATTTTGAGGCAAATTTTCAATACGCCTTACATGGTAGAGTATTGTTTGTGGTTGTAGATCAGCTCCTCGCGTAATTACATCATACATATAATTGCGTAGAGTAGCCTCTACGTTTGCTGACCCTAAAAATGTTTTATAATCAAATGCAAGTACATACTCGCTACTGAGCTCACTAACTTCCGCACATAAGTTAGTGTTTTTCTGCATAAATCTTGTGTTAATTAGTGCAGAGGAATCTACAAAATGAGGAATTACGTTAACTGTATACATTATTTTGTTCTATATGTTTTTACTGCTTCAATTATATTAAAATATTGGCTGTCTGAAAATACATGTTTGACACTTGTGACAAACCACCGCCCGAGAATATTATCTGCAACAGTTGTATTAGTTAATGTGGTCTCTGACGCTATGTCTATAAACTTGCCACTTCTCCTATGTGTTGAGCCGAGAGCTCTAAAAATAATATTGTCTCCACTACTTATAAATAAATCCAAAAGCATATTATTTGTTAAAATATTATTTTGATTAATTGGGCCTGTTGATGTCACGACTTTTTGACGTAAATTACTATGACCACTTCTACGACCCGTTTTTTTACGAGCTGTAGATGGTGCAGATTCTTGGCTTGATTCTTGGCTTGATTCTTTGTTATCAATAAATTGATCCAAATCAATTGATGGAACAACGTTTGTATCATAATTCTGTAAGGAATCAACATAAAGCTCTTTATATCTATCAAAAACTGCCTGTATGTTGCTGTTACTGGTGCCGAGATATATATTTCTGTCGGCTGCTACGTGTGTATTGTATACTTGATTGGATATGTTTTTACTAAACTCATTTCCATTGATTGGTGTCAATTTATGATCGATTATAAAACAAAGTTTATCTAGCCCTAAACCTAATTTACTTTTTGTATTTCGCTGTCCAGCAATATTGCTATCAAAAATAAAAGTTTCAAGCACGTATTTTTTAGGTTCGTCTTCCTGCTTTTCAAATATTTTAGCAAGAGATATATTTGAAAATTTGTGCGTGGTTCTATCAAATTGTATCAAACAATGATCTTCTTTCTCTTCAGATTGATGTTTACTCCACACGTGCATTAAATGTTGAAACGAATTTGAATTGCCAGCGCTATTCCAGAGTATTTTATATTTTCCTAAATCAAAATTCTCTACATCAATAATTGTATCCTCTTCATCATCGTCTTTTTCAAACGTCTTTTTAATTATTTCTTTTAGAATGACTCCAGTTTGAACGCTTCGCTCTGAATTTGTAAAATCTGTTACATCAACATTTTTTTCTGCAGCAACAATATCAGACGAGGTAATTTCACACGTTTTTTCAAGCATAAATTGATGATGTATGTCTCGAAAATTCATAACGTTAGATGTTCGATTTGATGGATCATCCAAATCTTGCAATTCATTTAACGCAAATACAAAATTTAATCCAAAAATTTCTCTTATTTTTTCATTATTGTTATCACTTTCAATATTTCCAGTTACAGTAGGTAATATTTCTACAATTAATAAATCGTGATTCGTACCCGCGAAATCCAAGCGCTTTTCATCGTCTAATGTAGTTTGTAGACCATCTCGTGAATTGCTAACAACAATGCTGCCTGTGACAAATGGTATAAAAATATTATCCTCAATTGTTAAGTTTTCAACTGAACTGCTATTCAATTGAATAGCATTATCTTTTGTATCTTTGAGTATAATGTCAAATTTAAAATAGCGTGTATCAAATTGCTCTATATTCATTGATTAATTGTATTAAGTATTTGCTGCAAGTTGTCTCTTTTTATAACCATGAAAACAGAATTTGCAGGCGGAATATCAATAGGATTTAAATTATTTAACGATACTATCAACCACCACAGATTTATAGTACCATACAATCTATAACTAATCGTAGTCCAAGGCATTGGTGCATCTATATACACATACTCAACATATTCATCACTAACATTTTCGATATCAAAGACAATTTTTTTGCCTAAATTGTAGTAGAAAAACATATTATCATCCTGTGTTTGATACACATTAAAGATATTCTCGTAAAAATTACCTCTAATTTGAGGAATTTCACTGATATTAATAGGTTTTTGTGGTACTTGCATATTAAGAGGATTTGTTCCAATTTTCTAACATCATATTTGCAGCATTGATAGTGAGAGATGAAAAGCGCATTTCAACATTATAAGCATCTGGCATAATTGCTGTTATTTGTGGACTTAAACCAACACTGGATGGCATGGGTATGGTGACATTACGCCTATTACCAATAAACTTTACACTCATAGACTCTAAATATCCAAAACGTATATAACTCACACCAGGTACATTTATTTCATAAATTTTTGGCAATTCAACAATTGATTTAGTGACACGCTGCGGTATATTTTGAAACGATAGGAGCCACAGTAATTGATAATTCTTAACTGCTGATTTAAAATTAAGTGTATTGAGGAGTGGGAAAGAAAATGTTATGGTTTGTTTGCTACTTGCTTGAATATCGTAAAGCTTTGGACGCTCTACATATTGTCCAGGTGATACTAATAATTTTGAAATACTAGATGCAATATCTGTAAATTTTGATAGCGCACCAATTGGATCTGCAAAATTGCCTAATGGTGCTGATATATCAGAATAAGATGATTGAATATCATTTGTTGCTTTATTATCAAAATATGGCAATAGATATTCAAAGCCGGTTGGTTCATCTAATGAATAGAGTCCGTCGTATGGCTTAAGCCAATTATCACTAGAAGAACTCGGCTGCGGTATACTAATATCATCACCACTAAAAAACTCTTTTACAGCATCAATTAAATTTTTTAATCTAGTGAATTCTCCCGCTGTATTAAAAAAAGCCGACATATAGTATCCAATAGCTCTCCAAACCGTACTATCAGGCACTCTATATTCTTTTAAATGCCCGTAAGGAATTAATGATCTATCACTTTCTTGCCATGTTGGATAGGGTGTTGTCGACCAATCAAATGATCCATACACATCTATTTTTTCAGTTGAAGATGATCTGCTAAGTCTTTTTGCATATACGTTCTTACTACCATATTGTGCACGCCTAGCAGCGCTGCCCTCATAGCCTGGTCGTGCTGAATAATATTTGTTTCCAGCTATGCTATTGCTATCGCTGATGTAAAAGAGACTCATATATATATTTATGAGTATGTGCTTTTGATCATTTCATATTTCTGTACACTTGTGCTCTGAAGTGGCATATTATTAAATGTCAGTTGAGGAGCTCCGGTAAAATTAGTTCTATTACCGGTTATTAATGTAGATATGTTATATAGATGCTTATTTGCTTCAATAGCCAACTCTATCTGTTTAGCACCGATTGATTGTTGTAGATTAATTAATTTATTCAATAGAGATGAAAATATTTGATTGTCTTGCTGTGTTTGAACTCTAATCGTTTGAGCTACTTCACTAATACCCACACTTTTATTAAAGCCTAGTATGCCTGAGCTGCCATTTAAAATTCTATCAATTGACTCCACAACACGCTCACTCGAATCAATTATATCATCTAAAATATCGACAAGTCCATCAAGAGCGTCAAATGTCATATTTGAAAGACTTTGTATAGATGTGCTCAAATTTTGTAGTGCTGTTATTTTAGCGCTATCTAGGTCATTGAGAAAGCTGCCGATACGTTCAAGTGGGTTGGAGCTAAAGAAGCTTGTTAATCCGTCTAACAGATTGCTAAAGACCATTTGAGTTAATGCTGATGTAAGGGCTTTTATTGCATTGGCAGCTTCAAATATTTTACCGATATCAGCACTTGCTGTAAATTCCTGTATGTTTTCAAATATGCGTTTGAAAAGATCTGGTACACTTGAGACCAAGGTATATAATTTATCAACGATATTAGTAATAAATTGATCACCAGTATTAATTATTTTTTCTATAAAGTCTTTTGCATTACTTGATATATCCTTTATAAATTCAAATATAGAATTTAAAGCAGCGACAGCACTTGAAGCAATGTTTGATATTAAATTACTTACACTTGAAACAATTGATGCAATAGTTGTAAGTGCAGAATTTAAAGCAGTGACAGCACCTAAAACGAAGTCTGATATTAAATTACTTACACTTGAAACAATTGACGCAATAGTTGTAAGTGCGGAATTTAAAGCAGTGACAGCACCTAAAACGATGTCTGATATTAAATTACTTACACTTGAAACAATTGACGTAATAGACGTGAGCAAACCTTGTATTAAATTACTTACACTTGAAACAATTGACGTAATAGACGTGAGCAAACCTTGTATTAAATTATCGAGCAAATTAATAATAGGTATTAAAATATTAGAAATATTATCTATGAGATAAGTTATTGCTTCAAGTACACCAATAACAATTTCTTTTATAGATGAAATCAGGATTTTTAAATAATTTATTTGCTCTATGATTACATCTTTAATTAAATGAACGATTTCAAGTAGAAATTCTCTTATTTCGGGTGAACTAAAAAATTCAACTATAAAATCAAATAAAGAGGAAAATATAGGTTTTAGTTTGACTATTCCACTAATATAAGCATCAAATAATTTAATAACAGCATCTGTAAGTGCCTCGATTAATGGAATGATGAAAGGAAGAAGTGAAATTAATGTTTCGACAAATAAACTAACAAAATCACGTATTATAGGCATAATATCCTTAAACATATCTCTTAATAAATAAAAAGTGCCTACAACAATTGCAATAGCTGAGGATATTGCAAGAGCTACACCTATAATAGTTCCAAGCGCGATTAGAATACCTGGTACTGCTTTAGGTAACGCGGTAAGAGCACCTATTACAGCCATTAATCCACTTCCAGCAGCGACACCAGCAGCACCACCACCTAAACCAAGTAATTTACTTAAAAATCCTTCCTTTTCTTCTTCGGGCATTTGTACACTGAACGAGCCCTTTAAACTTTCAACAACACTATCATCTATGCCAGTTATACGTACAGACTGTACATTAACAGTTTCATTTGTAAGTATATCTTCCCGCTCATTTACTGGCTTAAGTTTGTTAAATAAGTCAGTAAATTCTTCTTCAAAAATATCTGCTGTTTTTCTTACCTTGTTACGCTCTTTAGCAGTAAGATCATCGCCCTGATTGTGCTGTGTTTCAGTATCAATTACACTTGAGATAGTGCCATCAACCGGTAAACCACGGACAATTTCTCCTATTTCATTTGTGAACTTATCAAGTGTCTCTGAAAGCTCTTTTATAATATTCTGGATGTCCTCGGGGTTCATCCAGAATATTTATCAAAAATTATAGAGGCTTGGTCGTAAGCTTCATATATTTTTCATGTATGTTTTTTGCATGTATTAAAGCTTTGTTATTAATAGTAACTGGCAGGTGCTGAATTATCGGAATAAGATCCCCACATTTATTTTGTTGAAAATTTACTTTTGTGCCTGTATTTACTATTTCAATTTCTTCTGTATACTTTATAATTTGTAAATTATACATTTGTGCAATATCACTAACATCGCTCTGGCTAAAATAAGAATTAACAGCAATATCGCGTTTAATTGTTGGTATAGTAAAATGAGCACGAATCCCATTACATTCAATGTGGCTCTGTGTAGGTTCTTTTTGCTTTTTGATATAATCTATACCACTTGTAATATTCTTTTTTTCAGCAGCTTCAATTTCAGAATCATTTAATCTATATTGCAAAATAATTGCTTCTCTATCGATAACATACAGTTCAACCTCTTCAATGCAATTTTCCAATAAAATTTTATTAACACAATTGAGCGCTTCAATGGTATTGGATTTAACACCATCGCCAATAATAAAGCTAATAAGATTTTGTTGTTGAAGCGCGTTCATTGGTTTGAACTTTACTTTTCTTTTAGCGCTCGGCACCCATATATCTACTACAGCAGATTTATTAATTTCTTCTAACTGACCAATAAAATTTTGATACTCACTCATTTGGTATATTTAGATTGGGGTTAAGTTTCGTCAACTGCTTTTTCTGTTCTTCAACTTCATCAACATACATATTAAGTAAAAGAATGCCCTCTGCAGGTGCAATACTCATTATATACTCAGCTTCTATATGTGCTTTGCTACACAACACATATATATTTTTCAAACAACTAACCAAATCATCTTTAAATATTAACTTAATAAATTCAAACATAGATTGATTATAGGGATTAATAGCAATCTCAGATATATTCAAACTTTCATTTTTTGAGCTAATGCAAATGTTATTTTTTTGACGCAGCGCTATAAGGTTGTATATTTTTATTGTTATGGAAGAATCTAGCTTAACAAGAATGTTATCTTTCTTCACATCATCAAGTAAATTAAAATCAACACATTCATTACTTCCTGTGATTCGAATTGATTTTATTATTCTATGCAGACATTCATTCTGATTTATAATAAAATTACGAGGCGTGTCTATTGTAATTTCAAATATATTATTCGCTATCACCTCATTTAGTTCGTAGAGATGTGAGGTGTTGTTTATCTTTTCTAGAATACTATCAATTGTAATGTTGTAAGTTACATCAAGAGAATTTACAAATTTTAAAGTATCACCACAACTAATACTGCGTATCTTAAGCAGGCACACAGCTTTATCGATTATATTCAAATCTTCTTCAATGCCTATAACATGTGTTTGAATAATATTATTTAAGTATCTACATGTCGCTTTATTGTTTTGCGATATTATAAATTTCTGCAAATCAAAAAAGGTTTTATTACTTATTTGTTTGATTTGAACAGTTTTTTTGGATATCGGCAAAAACTGCTCGATATAAAAATCATTATTCATTGTGAAAATTGTGTTGTGCGATTATCAAATACCCATCCCACAGAATTCAACTTAACAGCACTATCTTCATCATATGTGTAATTATGATCACCTATTTCAACAGGAGCAACATTGTAAAAATTATAAATCTTGCGTATTGGTCTAAAAGCTTGAGTATTATATGGTGCAGATCTTGCATGTCTGTATCTTGAAAAGTGTATTATCTGCATGTGTGGACACTTTACCCTCTCGTTTTCATTTTCGTACGCAAAAAAACCCTTATACGAACATGATATCATCCAAGGTCTAAGTACTGTTTCAACAAAATCAACATTGGTCTCTTTAAAGCGAGTACCGATACGCTGTCCAGCAAAAGGTGTTCTTTTTCCTGCCATTCCTGGTACATTAAAGCCTCCGAACGGCACAGAAGCTTCTTCTTGGCTAAATCCATCGCCTGGGAGGGTGACATTATCTATAAAAAAGCAACCTATTTCTTCTGAAAATTGAACCTTGCTATTAATTGCTTTTTCGTAATTAGTAGAGAAGTTCCAATCTCTACCAGATACAAGAGATTCATAATCTCTAACTTTTTGTATTATAGGTGTGGGAAAACTATGTATTAATAATATCCACTGTGAGTTAAGTGAAAGATTATATTCCCACTCATCAAATAAGGAAAGATATGTGTCTCTAGGTGAATTTGCCACCTATATATTTATTAGAGTGGTGCGTTCTCTTCAAAGAAATGATACGCAATGGTCGTATCAAAATATACAGGTTGTCCCGTACCTTCTGCCATTGAATATTGAATCTTGCCTACATTACGAATATTAGCACCTACAAGCTTAAAGATCGTTACCGGTTCAAGATTCTTATCAACTTGAGCAAGTGTGATTGTACTGCCGCGACCCGCTATGTTGTAATCACCTGTACTTGTTGCATCATCAAATACTCTACGTGATTCAGCAAGAAATTTATTTCTTAATTGTGAGTTAGCGTCACAATAAAAATTAATATTATATGCTTCACTACCTGGATATCTAACTGTTCCAGCGATATTAAACGGTAGTCCCATAAATTTTGATTGCACATTAACATTTTCGCGAGAAGGTAATTCTGCAGTGCGTGCGTAGATCAATTCACCTTCGTTAAATGCTGCACCACCAGCAAAATTAATACTTAGAACACGAAAGAGAAAATCACGTGAAAATTCTCTTGCAATCGCGCGATCATAAAAATTACCAATTGTTTGTAGCGTCTGGGCCATATAATTATTTAATCATCTCGATAAAAAATAGTCATTTTTTATTTGATTGGTTAGCAATTACTTTTGCTATTTTACGCATTCTCGGTGCTACACCCGTTCCTTCTTTTACAGACTGCCTGTACTCTGCATTATCAAGAAACTCCTCTGCTGCTTTCCTCCACATTCCTTTATTAATTAATTTAATTGTATTAGGTGATCCTGACACATCTCCTCTAAAAATCCCATCTAAAAGAGCTATCTTTAATTCATCATTATATGTATCGTATTTTGGAAACAGTCTACGAGCAGTTGCTAATTTTTTCTTTGAATCCTTTTCAAATAGATCAAGAACTTCCTTTTCACTAAGTGTTTTATTCTCATATGTAGGCAATTCTTCTTTTGTAACAAGATGTCCAACACCAATTGTATTATATCCCTTGTGATCCTTGTACATTTTGTGATATTCTATTCCTGCTTCACCTAGTTCATTTTTTCTAATATATTCCATTGCTTTTTTGAGAAACTCTGTGCCTTTATTGGTATCAATAGGAGCAACTTGCTTCTGTTTTGGCGGCGTTATTGCTTTTTTAAGCATTTCTTGACCCGCTTCAGCATTTTTTGGTGCGGTTTTTTGTATTTCTGAGTATATTTTTTGAACTTTGGGAGAATTCTGTATTTCAACAGCCTTTTGTTCTATTCTTTTAACAACTTCTGGATCTTTTTCTCTTAATTGCTGCTTTACCTTATCTCCAATTTCAAACATCTTAGGAAACGTGTATCCATAATCAATTAGACCTAATAATACAGCGGTAGCAATAATTGTTTTTGGTGATGCAATGATATTTTTTATAGATTCTTCTAAAACGTAATTATCGTAATAGTTTTCAAAGTTCATTACAGTATTTAATCAAATAAAAAGTATCTATGGTAGATCTTTTTCTGTTAGGATAATAAATTCAAGATCGTGTTTTTTAGCAAATTCTCGTGCAGCTTCCCACTTGCTCATATTAATTTTATATGTTGCTTGCTCATATAAAACAGTAGTGTATTTTTTATTGCCATGAGGTTTAGGTGGAACAGTTTGTGTTGAGGGTTTGATTTCTATTAAATATTTTTTTATTGCCTTGCCTTCTTTTATAATTACTATATTATCAACAAAGTATCTATGTATCCTGTGATCAATTGGACTTCTATATGGAACAACGACATTCTCACTTCCCCACTTAATAACATTCTTATTAAGATCACACCATCTCATAAACCGCAATTCAAGACCGCTCCTATACTCAGGAAGTGAATTGCCTATATATTTTGATCTATTGATTGGCTTGTAAGTTCCTTGTCTATATTTTGATCGCATATATCGTTAGTTATATTTATCGCTCATCAGATAGCTAAAAAATATACTACTAGCAACCAATTTAATAAATAATTGTACGTGAAAGTCATTAATAAAAATGTAGATTTAAGAAGATTACTTCTCACTGAGCTTCCTGATCTCAGCGATGTAAGTGTTCGTGGTAGTTTTTGGTGCGGCGATAATGATATCCAGACCCTAAAAGGTGCACCAACTCATGTTGATAAACATTTTGACTGCTCTAATAATTATCTTCGTTCTCTAGAGGGTGCGCCTAATTATATCGGTGGTGGGTTTTCTTGCTACAATAGCCGTCTTCAATCTCTAAAAGGCGCACCTACTTATGTTGGTGGCGATTATTATTGTGACAATAATAATCTTCGCTCTTTAGAAGGTGCACCTACTCACGTTAGAGGAGATTTTTGGTGCGGCTTTAATAATCTTCAATCTCTAGAAGGTATACCAACCTATGTTGGTGGTAATTTTTATTGTAAGGGCAATCGAGGTATTAAAATAACTAAAAAAATGATAAGAGATGTGTGTAATGTGAGGGAGAAGGTATTTGTATGAAAGTCATTAATGAAAGTGTAAAATTGCAGGGGTTGCTTCTCACAGAACTTCCTGATCTCAGTGATGTAAGTGTTCGTGGTGATTTTTATTGCAATGTTAATGAACTTCGAACCTTAGAAGGTGCACCATCTGAGGTTATTGGTGGTTTTTATTGCCAAGATAATAATCTTCAATCTCTAAAAGGCGCGCCTACTTATGTTGAACGTGGTTTTTTTTGTTTTGGCAATAAACTCACTTCTCTGATAGATGCACCAACTCATGCTAATGGCGGTTTTTATTGCTCTGATAATTATCTTCAATCTCTAGAAGGTGCGCCGACCCATATAGGAGATTTTGGTAGTTTTATATGTTCTAATAATAATCTTCGTTCTCTGAAAGGTGCGCCAACTCATGTTAGTGTTGATTTTTTTTGCTCTGATAATAATCTTCAATCTCTAGAAGGCGCACCAACTTATGTTGGTGGTGATTTTTATTGCTCTAATAATAATCTTCAATCTTTAGAAGGTGTACCAACTCATGTTGGTGGTGATTTTTATTGTAAGGGCAATCGAGGTATTAAAATAACTAAAAAAATGATAAGAGATGTGTGTAGTGTGAGAGGGAAGATATTTGTATGAAAGCAACGCACTAAATATTTATATAACAAACATGAAAGCAAGCGATATAACCAAAATAGAACAATTATACGAAAATAGTCTCTATCCTAAAGTTGAAAGTAAGACTATAAAACAGGAAATTGAACAAGTTCAGGGATTTTTAGCGTCTATTGCACTTTCTATCGAAAAATTTAAATCTAATTCAAATATACCGAAAGAATTGATAGATGTATTTGAAGATTCTTTAGAAAATCCCAGACAGGTTTTTGATAAGTACTTTTT